TTCTTGCTGGGATTGAAAAAGTATTATTAGGGTCAAATTCAATAATTAATTTAAATCCTCTATAAATTAGAGGGTTTGTTGAATTTGGGTCTAATGAGTCTTGTAGTTCTTTATCTGCTATTGCATTTGCTTCACTATCTGAAACAGAAACGATTGGACCTGGAGATTGAGACATTGCACTTTGTAATTGAGTTGTAGTTTCCTGTTTTGCTAAGTCTATATCTTGTTGAGTTAATCCTGGGTATTTAAGTAAAAGTTTAATAAATGATATAAAATTAATACCCATCCCAACAAAAGGGTCTATTGTGCTAAATTCTTCTACAATAGGTATTAAATCCTCTTTATTTGCCTCTACAACACTTTCTAAAGGTTTTATTTTACCTTCATTTTCTTTTACTAAATCCCCTAAAAGTGTAATTACATCAGAAATCCCTGTAATTACACCAGCTGTAACTGGGATTGGAGCTGTAGGAATACCAAGGGCTCCAAGTTTAGCAGAAGTAATCCCAGTTTTAGCAACACTCATTACTTTATCTGTAATATCAGTAATATTTTCCAAACCTGAGATTGTTGATGTAATTGTAACTAACCCTGAATAAAGAGTATTTTTTGTAGTAATTACCAAACTTAAATTTTCTTCTAATGATTCTATCTGTTCAAGTATTAATTGTTTTCGTGTTGGGGATAGAATTTCTAATTTATTTAATTCTTCAACTGGGAGATTTTGGATATAATTGAGTGTAGAAATAGCTTCAATTTCTACTAACTTTCCTTCATCATCTAAGAATTGACCAAGTGGTGTAGCATTTTCATCTGTTCCATCAACTTTATTAAGTGATTCTGCTAATATAGGTCTAATTTGGAAAGGTAATGTTATGGGAACAAGTTTTTCTAATTCAAATGCTATTTCATCTAACGCCCTCTGTTTTAATAATGCTAAACCTGCTTCTAATCTTATTTTAACTTTTTCCATAGCTACATTTTGGTTATTTGTAAGCAAGGAAATAAAATCGCTAATTTTTCTAGGTTTTTTTGGTTTTTTAGGTGTGAATAGTATTGGTTTTGGTATTGGGGGACGATCTGATGATGATAATAAGTTAACTGATAATTGTTTTGGAGGAAGAATATCAAGTTGAAGTTCTTCTTCTTCTGCAAGCCCCATAGAAGCCCAAGTTTGTTGTCCAACAACCCCATCAACAGTTAAACCATTTTCTGATTGGTATTCTCTAACAGCTGTATTTGTGTTAGGTCCAAAATCCCCATCTGCAGTGATTCCTAAAAAGGTTTGAACTTTTTTAACATCCTCACCTTTAGAGCCTATTGATAAATTTTGTGTTAAATTAGACATAATTAATTCTACTTAGTTCTACTTACTTTAGATTTATAAGTTGAAATTTTGTTTAACATTTTTGTAGCTGTATTTTGTACTTGAACTGCTGGGGGAGCAATTGAGGGGTTAATTGCAAACGGTGGTCCTGCTCCTATTGGGGTTGTTAAAGCGGATGATAGTGTTACCATTTGGGATAAAAGTTTGCTTAAATCATTTAAAAATGTATCTCCTAATATAAGAGATTCTTTAGCATTAAGGTCTCCTAAAGAAACTTCATTAGATTGTATGACGGTTTTTGGAGAATCAATATTAACGCTTCCTGCACTATTTAAATTTATGGTATCAAAAGAACTAAGAAGAATAGAATCTGTTTTAGCATTAAAAACTAATCTACCTGAATTTAAGATAATTTGTTCCCCATCATGCTTATCAGGGGTTGTTGGGGGTGATGAATATGATTTATAAGATTTACTTGAAACTTCAATGGGTATAATTTGAGTTGAGGTTATGTAAACCGAAGAACCTTCTTTATTAATATCCTCTACTTGTGGTACCCAAGGATCATTTCCATCATCATATTGAGAATTTCTTAAAATAGTAATAGGATCACCATTATCCCCAATTTGTGACCAAGGATTAGGAATAAAAGAATTATTAACTGTAGAACCAAATCTTAAACTTTGCCCCCATCTACCTTCATATATAATATCACCTTCATAAGGTAATATAGTTTTTATATTTAAATTTTCACTAAAAGTACTACCTAAATCAATATCAGTACCACCATCTGTTACCTTTCTAACTGAACCTAAAGCTGTTTGTTCATAATCTCTTTTTGTTTCATCCGGGAGAGAATTACCGGCTGTTGGGTTAGGAATGGCGTTATGGTGGTTACTAGTCCAAAGGTTAACAGGTTGAAAATAATAATATGAAACTGAATTAACTGGACCTTGAATGTTAGAATTAGGAAGAGATATTACATAAACTACTTCATTCTTTAAAGGATAATATTTTTGATTAGAAAATAAAGGTCTAGCATAGTTATTAGAATCTGGATTTTGTTCGGGGTTACTTGCAGCAATTCTTTCAAAAAATATTAACCCAGTAGCAGACCATTCTCCATATGATTTAAATAAATTTGAATCTGAATCATCTAAAATAATACCTTTTACCCTTGCTGAAAATACTTGATTATTTGGTTGAGAAGGGGATGCGGTACCTGTTGGTGCAGCTCCTGTTACTTGCTTAGCCATTATTTTTCGTTATCATCTTTTTTAATTTGTAAATCTTCCATTGCTTCTAGTAATTGAGACTTTTCTTCATCTGAAATACCGAAACTACCATCTTCATTTTGACCTGATTGGAGGGCACGTTGAACAATTGTGGCCATTTTAATTAATTGTTCATCATTTTTAACCCCAATTTCCATATATTCTTTAATAAGAGGTACAATAAGAGTTGCATCCCCAATTTCGTTAATTAAAGGTTTCAATTCTGAAATTAAAGCTGTTACTTGAGCTTCTTTTTTCTTTTGATTATTATAAATTTCTTCTAGGATATCAGAAAATCGTTTTTCGCCAAATACCACTGAGTCTAATTGTCCCATAGTTTTATTTATAAATATACTTAAATAAAATTTTTAGGATGGGAATTTACCGTGTTCTAGATAGTATAGATATTTTTCTTTAAAAATCCCATATAACACGTTTGCAATTTTAGTAATTTTTGGAGTTTTAACATCTATCTGTTCTCTGATGTAAATGTAAAGTGCTTTTTTATTAAAAACATCAATCGCATCTCTTTTACGAAATAATTCTAAAATAGCATCTGCAATTTGGGCATCATATTCTTTATTGAAAATATCAAAAATATGTTCAGTACAATACTCTACATATCGATCCATAAACCAAGATAACTTATCTTCATGTTTATAACCTTTCATCCCCAATTCATCATCATCTAGATATTCTTTTGTATCTACAATACTACTAATTTCATTATCCATTCTTTTTGAAGTAATGAAACCTGGTTCTGAATTATCTAAGTTAGAATAATTGGAAAGGTCTGTAATGGGTATATTACTTATTTTCTTTTTATAATTTTTTTGATTATAAACAATTAACCATCTTTTAACAATAGTGCCAAAATATGAATAAGCTTTAGCTCCGTTTTCAGGATTAAATAAATGTATTTTGGAAAGTAAAAAAGTCATAATCTCATGTTGTAAGTCTTCTAAATTTTCTACTTCTGTATAGTAAAATTTAAAGGTATGGATTATGTTTTCTGTTAATTTGTAAAAGGGCCAGTGAATGTAATTTTGGTAAATATCACTCCTCTCATCAAAATTTATAGAATTATTATATTTTACAATTGCTGCTTCTGTTTCTTTAGTAAAATATCTTCTACTTTGGGGTTGGGATTTTTTCTCTCTAATTATATGGTCCATGGATGTTTTTTAGGATTTCTTCAATTTAAAATCATTTAAGATTTCTTGAATCTTTTTGATTTGCTCGAAGAAAAAACCTACTTCATCATCTGAACTGAATGACCCTTTATAGTCAATCTTTTTTAACTTTTCATCTGAAATTTCTATAACCTTTGAAATCTTCTCTAAATAGACAAGATAACCTACTACGATGTCCTCGGCTCTTTCGTTTTTACGTAATAGGTTGATGGTCGTAAATCCTAAGATTACGACCAAAACTGACAAAACTGTAATTACTATTGTGGTAATCATAAATTATCTAACATATTTTTTAACCCTTCACTTTTTATAGAACCCAATGCTTTGGATTTTGATGAAGTAGTTGATTTATTATTAGTATTAGCACCCAATGTAAAATTCTTTTTTCCACTATCCAAGTTATTCTTTTCTTTTTTTAACTTAGGTAACCACTCAATTTCAAACTCAATTCTTGCTGCCATCATATCTGCCTGATGTAGTATGAATGGTAGTGAAGTTCTTGGTTTAGTTTCTGGCATAAATGATTTTAGATACTTTTCATTTGCTGGATCATACAAACCATCATGTGTTTGAATAGCCATCATCTCATTAAATGTGTATTTAACATCATGTTCTTGGAGTAGAAATAATCCTCTATCTGGAACAGCAGCAAATGCAATAGCTTTATTGTGCATATACTCTTCACCTAATTTATCTCTTCTCCATTTATCAGTCTGGGGTATATAAGATTCATGTTCCGAATCCCCCATTTTACCTAAATCATGGTTGATAGCTGAGAATGCTAATTCTTCGGTGGTAAATGTGGTCATATCACAACCAAATCCCTCCCAAACAGCAGACATTGATAAAGCAGCTTTAACTACTCTATTAACATG